ATTGCTAATACTAGAAGAAGTTTATCTACTAAAGACAAGCTAATTGCATCAGGCATAACAAGTGCAGCAGCGATAGCTGCTCTTACTAACAATAATGGATTACAAGGTAATCGAGGACAAGATGGTTCTTTCTTACATCTAGAAGATGTACACCCAGAGTCATCTACTTCTAAAAAGAAAGATAAGTCTATTGGTTCTTACTATGACGATATGCCTCCTAATGAAAAAGCTACAGACAATAGAGATATTGAAAGCAAATCAACAGGTAAAAAAGGTTGGAAACTACCTCAAGAGTTTGAAGGTAGTACTACTACAGGTAACTATCTAAGCGCAGACTTTGATGATGACTACTGGAATACACCAGAAGGTGTAGCTGAAGCTATAGGTATATGGGGTAAACCTGTTGGTAATAAAATAGCCAGACGATTCAACTAAACGGTGACATTGGTGGGCGAGGTGGATGTCTTTCTTCTTCCTTGTCCTTCATAGTTTACACACTCCATCTTCACAATCATCTGGACCTGTAGTTATTATGTATTCATCTGACCTACCTGCTGTAGTAGTGGTAGGTAATCTCCCTAAGTTAGCACATGTGAATTGATGAAGCAGGTTATCATCATCTCGTAGTTCACATCTTTTAGCATATATATTGTAGGCATCTTCAAACTTTAAACTTAATACTTTCGCTCTCTCTGCGTAATCTTCTGCTAATCTTCTTATAATCTCTTGCCTACCTGCTTGTGTCATAACTCATCTCCATTTAATTCGATAACTACATAGCTATCTTCCATATCATCATCACCAAAACTCGTGGTGAATCCTCTAACATAGTCATAACTATCATCGGCTATCACTTCATGCTCTACCAGCGCGTCCATTAGGAACTTGTGTACAGGAAATGTATAGTTATCTATGTCTTTCTTTCTCTTTCCTTTAAAGAATAGAATATACTTAGGTGTGAGGTTCTTAAACTTAGGTAGAACCTTTACCCACTCTTCTACTTCTTTGTGATAATCTTGCTTTACCTTATTCAGACTAAGGTAGTGCATGTTTCTATAGATGTTCATACTAAAGAGATTAGTACGCTTCTTTTCTCCCCTGCCTTTACTATAGGTTGGCAGCTTTATGATGGCTTTATATACCATACCCTTCCCTCGCTATTAGTTACAGTTAAAGTACGCTGTAACCCCCTCTCATGCTCCTGTAAAAGGGGTTCTCATG